CACCCGGCGTTGAGGGCGAGCTTGTTGTCCGCAAGCACATAGGCTCGCATCTGCGAGGGAGACAGGTGCCTGAGAGTGATGGTCGGCACCTCAGTCATGCCAAGCTTCGTTGCGGCCGCAAGTCTGCCATGCCCGGCGATGACAGTTAAATCTTCTTGGATGAGGATGGGGTTATTAAACCCAAACTCCTCGATGGATTTGGCAAGCTGTGCGACTTGCTCCTCGGAATGCGTTCGCGCGTTGTTGGCATAGGGTTTGAGTGACGCGACTGCGACACTTTTGATTTCGATTTTCTGGCTCATGGACGTGGTGGAGTTTAGGTTTGATGTTTTTTGCTAAAATGGTGCGTATTTCGGGCAGACGCGGCTCTGCGTTTCGTCTTACAGAGGGGGGAAAAGATTCCTTACCCGGGGTGGCCCTCGGCAGTTTTGGGCAGATTGCGTAAAATGGACGAAATACGCATATTGTTCACTTCGTCCTCGGGACGCATGAAGTGCGACGGCTCAAGACCGAGACGACGGAGAAGCTTTCGGCATCGCAGGGAGACTGCGGCCCGAGACAGCTTGTGTCGTCTGGCGAGGACGGTCATTTTGGGTGGCTTGCCTTCACCGACCACGATGCGGATGATGTCCGCATGAAGACGCATCGCTGGGTCAGTAGACTCATCAAGGCCATCGAGAAGGAAGTGGAGAGTGGCTCTTAGGCGTAAGGAGGCAAGGTCGAGCTGTTCAAGGCGAGGGTCTACAGGCGACTGTGCATCCTCGTTACCAAGCACCTGAGAGATGGTCGGGTTAAGCGCGTCCCGGTTCATGGCGAACGAACCGATACGCTCGACTACTCGGTTGAAGGACTCCTCCTCGTTACGCTGGAAGTCGAAATGATTCCCGTTGACGTTGGAGCGACTGTCCTCTGCCGTGTTGTTCATGGGGTCGTCAGCCCGGAACGCGCCTGACTCGATGAGTCCGCGTCGTTCCTCCGGAGTGAGCTTACGCCACCAGCGTGTATATTCGGCAGATAGAGTCCGCGTATCAGTCAAGCAGACGCATTAGAGGGTCTTAGCCCGGGCATGGCAAGCACCGATTGACCCAGAGCTTGCGCTTAGGGTCATAGGCGATGAGTCCTAGGCGGACGACCTTGGTCTTGAACGACCTTGGCTTGAAGCCCATCTCTGCGGCCCGGGATACGCACCTTTCCTTGAGCTGGGGATTGGTCAGTTCGGGAGGCCAAGCTTCGACCATCTGTTTTACCCTTAGGGTTCGGTTGTGGTAGCTCTTTTGTGCGGCCTCGACGGCTCTCTGGCGGGCTTCTTCCATCAGGGTCGGGCTTTCCTTCCATTGACGCTTCCAGAAGCGTAGAAGCCGAAGGTGGGAGGCGGATGGTTTTGGCACGGGCTTTTGGTCGGGTAATGCGTCCTAGCCGTCAGGCGAAGGTAAGCATTACAATTACCTTTAGGTAATTACAGTGTAGCGGCGGACCTTTTGGGGTAAGGAAGGAGCTTGTATTTGAGCTTCTTCATGAGTTCCTTTTTCCGGGCCTTGGAGCAGTTGAAATAGATGTATCGGTACTTCATGCTACTGAAGTACTCCTCGACCATGTCTTCACCGAATTGGTCGATTATTGCCTGTCTGGTCATCCGTTCCCGGCGGCGATACAAAGTCCCTCCAGAGTTGTCTGAGGAATTCTTAGGGCGAAAGTATTTCATCTTGGGGCTTACCCCTGTGTAAAGCCAATTTGTGGCCTGATAGATGTATCCAATGTGACCCTGTTCCGAGTCGGCAAAAGAAACGATTATCTCAAATGGGCATTGGCGGATGGCTTGACCCACGAAGAAGCTTTCTGTGTTTTTGGGCATCGAGTCTTCGACCCAAAGTCGGTTGAATTCGACCACATTCTTGCTTTCTTCGTTGCCGCAAATGCCATTGCAAAGGGTGTAAGACGATGGCTTCCCGAAAACGATAACCCCTACAAGCCTGCCCGGTTCCATTAAGTCCTCGCTATTGCCATCACCTGAAAAGAGTCCGAAGGCCGCAGAACATGAGCATTTCCTGTGTAGGTAGTGGTTCTGGACGATTGTGTCCATTGCCAGCTTGTATTGGATTTGCCTGACTTTTAGTCCATTCATGGTTGTAAATGCTTAATTATGCCGGGGTGAACCAGCTGGGGGCGGCACGTCCGCGTTCCCACCGGGCAAACCGGGCCTTGTCGTGGCAGTAATAGTCCCGGTAAGCGACCACAGGGTCGTCGTGGTTGTAGGTCTCGGGCATGCACTGGGCTGGGGGCGTAACGAGCTTGGGCGGGTTGGCAGGAAGCTTGGCGGAGATGGCACGGGCAACCTCGGCACACTTATGGGTCTTGCCGTATCGGTAGGTGTATTCGTCGAGGAGGGCCATAAAGTGTTCCCAGACCCAACCGGGGTTGTCTGCGGCCCAGAGGACGGACGGGTGGCGTTGGTGGGTTGGCTTGTACGGGCCTCCGACAATGGTGGACAGGATTTGAGCGGTTTCGAGCGTCATCTTGACGACGTGCTTGTCGCAGAGCATCTGGGCGGCGCGAGTCGGGTCGCGGTCGAGGAAGAAGATGTTCATGGCGGTCAGGAAGCTTGCGAGAGCCAAGTGAAGGCACGTTCCCGGCTGGTTGTGTAGTCCGCGGAGCCGACTTGGTTGCCCTCAAGGTCGAGGGAAACCAGCGTCCAGAGCCGGATATTGGTGTCGTAGAAGATTCGGGCCGTGCGGTCGGCGTTGTAGTAGGTTTTCATGTTCATTTGTTTTTGAACTGATTAGATTTTGACGGAGGCGAGAACCGGGAGGGGGGACTTGCGGTTGGTGAGCGACTTGACGAACTTGGCGAGCTGTTTCTGGGACTTCTCGGCGTCTTTGTTGAGGCGACCACCAGACCAGACTTCCGTCTCGATGAACATTTCGCCGTTGATGACGAGGATGCGGTGGCAGGAGTAAAAGGAGCGCATCTTGATGGCGATGGAGCAATCGACGCGGCCGTAAGCATTGGAGCCACCCTGAGCGAAGTAGTCCTTGAAGTTGCGAGGCTGGTCGATGACGACGTATTCGCTGTCGCTGACGCGGACGATTTCAATCGGCTCGCGACCGAGGTCGTAGGTGCGGGTGACTTCGATGCCGGAGATGCGGTCGCCCTTGTAGTCGTGGAGCTTCGTGTTGAACTCGAAGTGCGAAGCGTACACAGCGGCGACGCGCTCGTAGAGGCTGGCGGGGATTTCGTTGATTTCGTTGGTGGTCATTTGTGGTGTTGGTTTGGTGGAACGACTTGAACTTTGCCCGAAAAGCTGTCCGCCGAAAGGTTTATTTTCGGAAATCGCACGTCGGGCCTTACAATTCTTAAAACCGATTATAAGCGATTTGGGTCATTGGAGAGGGGGAAGTCCTCCCCCTTACCATCCGCGAGCCTTAGGGGTCGGTTTTTGAGGCTCTTTCGGGGCTTCCCCCGGCTCCCCCTCCCCCGGGAACGCGTATTCCCATCGGATTTCCCCCTTCTTTCGGGAGTGGCGGATACTAATCTCCCCGGCGAAGTCCCCAGCGTAGTCCTTTAGCCCGGCCCGACCGCGGCGTTTGGTCAGCCCGAACTTGAAGATTGGCTCCTCCCCCTGCTGGCGGACGAGGACGGCGACCTCGCGGAAGTAGTTCACGAACTCGGAGCTTCCCGCGCCGGAGTAGGCTAGGTCGGCGACTGTCTGGCCTTCCTTGTCCTTCGCGGCCCGCGGCTTGGTCGTATGGTGCATGGCGATGAGGACTGCTTGGGTGTCCACAAGGACGCGGTTGAGGTCATGGCGCAGGAACTGAGAAGCTTGGGCTTGGTCGGCGATGTCGATTCCGGCAAAGGACAGGAGAGGGTCAACGAACACAAGGTCAGCCCGGTGCGTTGTGATAAGCTGGCGGAGCATTCCCGGGAAGGCATCGCCGACGGACTGTGTATCGCGGAAGATGGCGAGGTTCTCGTTGAGAGTAAACCGCTCGTCCGGCCAAAGGTCTGCCCCGGCGACGACATCCTGATATGCCTCAGCGACGTCCCCGAAGTCATTCTCGGCTTGGACGATGACCACGCGTAGGGGTCGCTTTGCCCGGATACCAAAGAAGTCCTTGCGTCCGCCGACTGCCCAATTGACGGCGGCTTGCATCATGAGCGAGGACTTACCGACCCCGGCTTGGGAGACGATGAGGGCGGAGCCACCCTTACACAGCCAGCGATTGCCTAGGACTGTGTTGGGGTCGTTGGCGCGGTCAAAGGCGAGGAGGCTATCCGCGTCCATCTTGACCGGGGTGGCAGAGCCAGTCGCGCGGCCTTGGACAGCTTTCAGGGAACCCTCGGTGTACGCGAGCAGGGTGTCCGGGTCGGTAGCCGGGTCAGCGGAAAGCTCGACAGTCTTCTTGGCAACTGTGTTGATGTGCCGGAGGACGGACTGCCTCTTGACCTCATCAGACCAAGCCGGGTTGAGGAGCGACGCGCCGATTGCGGTTGTCAGCTCTGAGATGTAGAAAGCCTCGACTGTGGACTTGCGCTCGCGAAGGCGCATCGTGACGGTCAGCTCGTCGGCTGAGACACCTTCGTCGGCGAGCGACATGATTGCGGCCGCAATGTCCTGATGCTTTGGTTCGTGGAAATCTGACGGGATTAGACCCGGCGGAAAAGGGAGCGAGTCCCTGAGCAGTCCACCGAGGAGGAATCTCTCGATGTCTGCGTGGTTATTGTTGGGCATGGTTTGATGGAAAGGTTCAGGCGGAGGTCATGGTCTCGCCTTTCGTTTATGACAATGCTTTTGTTCGTTCAGGCCAAAATGGTCAAGGAGACGGAGCCGTCCGTTAGTGATGACGCGGAAGCGACGGACGACGAGGATGCCGGAGGCGACGGCGCGTCTCAGGTATACGGCGGCTTGCGAGTTGGTCATCTGCCAGCGGATAGCCCAGTCGTCTCGCTTGAGGAAGCCGGGGTCGGGCTTGACGGCGGACTTATTGATTTCGGCGATGACGGCGGACAGCACCGGGTCGGTGGCCCGGCGATATGCCATGCGTTTAGCTTTCATATGGTCTTGTCGTGCGGAGGTTGGGCGGGATTAATCTCCGCAGATTTGCGGAGCCGCTCGACCTCTCCGCAAAGCATAGCAGTCTTGTCGATTTCTCGGTCAAGCTCGCGGTCAAGATATTCGCAGTTATTCTGAAGCCGCTCGACCTCCGACTTGAGATAGGCGTTCTCGGCTTTCAGTTTCTTCATGGCATCCTTGGCAAGTTCGGCGGCGTAGAGGTAAGCAGTCAGGGGGTCGGGCTGGTTCTTCAGCTCCGCGATTTCGGCCTTGAATCTTTCAACGCGCATCTGGTAGGCGTTAAGCTTCCGGGCAAGGTCTTCCGCTGACTCAATGCGCTCGCCTTTCTCGTAGACGTAATTTCCAAGTGCTTCAAATCGTTTGCTCATCGGCGCAATCCTTTCGGCGGAGTCCATACGGTCAAGTCAGATTGCCAAAGCCATCGGTCACCGATGCGATGGATAATCCATGCCTTCCAATCGCGGCCTGAATACCATCCCGCGATGAAGCCATTGTTCCACCGGGCAGTCCCGAGGTAATTTGCGGCGTATTCCATGTCGTCGATTCTGCAGAGGCATGGGGCCATGTATGCCGCGCCTCCGCCATGCTTGGGGAGGTTGACCTGATGCCCGGTGTGTCCGTGGCCGCACATGAACAGTCCGCCCTCTTCGGCGTAATGCATGCCAAGCTTCGTAAGGTTTGTGCCGATGCCGTGGTGCGCGGAGATTGGCCCAAGGCGAAGGAGTCCGCGCTTGCCGTGGTAAGGCAGGATGCGCTTAACGCCGGACTTCCGGGCCTCGCGGTCTATGCGGGCTTCCAAGTCGGAGCAGTAGTCTCTGACGAACCCGGTCGGATGTCCTCGGGACATCGCCGACAGCCTGTATTCATGATTCCCTTTCAGGTAATAGGTCGGGCGGAACTTGCGAAGGAACTCGATGCCCGACTCGACATCTTCAGTCAAGCTCTCCGACCCTTCCGTGTCGTTCATCGCACCCTTGCGGAGCGAGCGCATGTCGAAGTGGTCGCCTCCGGCTATGCGGATGTCCGGCTTGAAGTCAGCGCAGTATGCGTAGAGCGCGGCGAGGCTTTCGGGGCAAGCCATGTCGCCATGGGTATCGGCGGCGAATACGAACTTGGTGGGTTTGGTTGTCATTGGTTAAAGCTCGCTACCCTCAGGCTTGAACAGGTTGTAGGTTTTCTGCGGCCCGGGAGGCGGAGGGTATGCGGAGCTTCTGGGAAACGGGATTCCGAATGAGGCAAGCTTCTCATTCGTGAAGCCCATCATGTTAGCTGTGTCCGAGAATCCGATTCCGAGGCGGAAGGCCTCGCGAACGAGGACGACTTCGTCGTATGGCTGGACTTTGTCCTTGTCCTTGAACTCGCAAGCGACGATGAACTTTGCCCGCGCCGGGGAAATCCCAAGTATCTCGCATCGCTCCGCGAAAGTGAGCGGCCGATTGCGGTTGTTCTCGCAGACCATGTCATCGTCAGAGGCCAAGCTTGCGAGCCAAGTCCTTGCCTTCGTTTAGGATTCGCTGGCGGGAGTCTGGCAGGAATGTGTAGTCATGGTCAAAGGAGACCTCACGGGTGATTTGGCCGATAGACTTACCCTCCTCCTCGTTGGCGGCATCAACCCCGGTGGTGCGGACGATTACCTTATGGACATTCCAGAGGCCTTCGCTTTGAAGGATGGTGGTTACGATTCCAACTTCGTTGACATATCTCCAATCGGAGCAGACGACATTCGTGCCGATGCCGATGCTGTTGTTGCACCGGGCGACAAGCTGGCATTGGCGCGTGAATGCGAGAGCGAAGACATCCCTGTCCATGGTGCGGGCGAACGTCCCCGCGGCTACAAGGAAATCCCGATGACGGACTTTGAAGGATTCGTTACGGAAAGTGTTGGTCGCGCCTGAGCCGCCGATACTGAGCGACTGCATGTAAGAGTCGCAAGCTTGCTTCAGCACATCGGCGAAGTTCAGGTGGACGACCGGGTTGCGAGCGGCGAGCGTGATGCCGTCCGCGAGGGTGTCCTTACCCGCACGGGCATACCCTGTGATTAGGATGACGTTGTTCATGCGAGTAAGGACGGCCCGGGATTAGAACGGAACCTCTTGGTCGGCGGCGGACGAGAACGACTCGGGGATGTCAGCGTCGGCGGACGGCGCGGAGTGAGGCGTAATCTTCTTGAGCTTGTAGTTATACTGCATCTTGCCGTTCCATTCCTTGTCCGGCGTGACCTCAAGCT